ATCTTTCCGTGTAATTTATCTATATCCTCATGTATATGCTTTAGATATTATTGATATGTTTGAACCATATGCACTTAAATCACCAGGACCTCCTGATTTATTAATTGTATTAACATTATTTGGATAATCAGGATTTTTACCTACAAAATATTGATTAGCAATTGTTTCATGTACTTCATAATACCCTTCATTATACATGATAATATCTCCTACTTGAGGAACCAAATCTGCTCCATATCCTGTTCCTGGTAATCCTGTATAACTGTTACCTTTATTATCAAATTTATTGAAATCTTCACCTGCTCCTAATAAATCATCTCTTAAGAAACTAAATTGTACTTCTTTATCATAATCTGTTCCTAAATCTGTTTCTGGGTATATGTTATCTGTTCTTTCTACTAAAACATTAAGTAAAACAGGACCTATATAGAATTTTTCATCAGCTGCTTCTCCATATAAATTAATTTTAGTTTCTTCTAATTTATATTTATAATAACCACATTGCTCAGTAATAATGTCAGCCATTAACTCCCGACTCATATGCCTAAAAAGGCTTACGTCTCTTTGTGTTCCAAATAATGCCATATTATCCTATATAAATTACACGAGGAACTCTATCTAATTCTTCCATTACGAAATTAGATTCCATTGTTCTTCTTTCTAATAACTTTTCTCTAGAGGTTTCATCAAAAAACGCTCTTAATGAAGCTAATAAAGCTTCTTTTTCTTCCCTAGCTGCTGCTATTAAATCTGCTTGATTTAATGTTATTTCAGCATTTGGTATAGGAATTGTTTCATATTTACCTCTAATATACCCTAACATTTCTTTACATATAGCTAAAGTAAACTCAAATATCCAACTTCTACCTACTGAGTTAATATCTTCATATTTTGGATTTTTATAAGGCACACCACTAACCATTTTTATTTTATCATAAGCTTCAACTATAGATGCAGATGCTCTTTCAGATTTTAACATAAATTCAACCCACATATTTCCACAACCTGTTGATCCTGAAATTACATTATTATATCCTGGGATTGGAAATACTCTTAATACATTATCATGCATTTCAAATGAATAATTAGATATTCTAATCATATCATTTAATTCAATTTGTTGAATTATTTGCATATTATAATTTAAAGGCATCATAAGATATCCTCCTCCATAACCAAAACCACCTAATCCACCAGCACCATCAATTCCTGCTGCTACAGCTCCACCTAAACCAAATCCAAAACCATCATATGAATTCATAAATAGGGCAGATGCAGGGGGAGCTTCATAAAATACTCTCATTATTTCAATATCATTACTTTGAGTAAATCCATTTTGAGATGCTAAAACATCTAAATCATAATCTTGTACACTTGCAGTTAAAGGTACTGCCATTTTTCTCCATGGTACATTTCCTCCTGTTCCTGCTTCAGCTCCATATTGTTCTGAGTAATCTATTATTCTGCCTAAATTTGGGGTTACAATTGACTCTTCTATTTCTATACTTGAAGGTGCTCCTTCTAAAGTTAAATAATTTTCTCTAATTTTATAAGCATATAATTCATTACCATATACAGTAACTGCTTCTTCAAAAGCAGCATAAATATTTATTGCTTGTAATTCAATTTCTACTAAAGGATAACCTAATCTTCTAGTAACAAAAGTACAAACTTTATCTGCATCTTTTTCAAATGCTGGGTCTTTGTCATAAAATCCAAAAGGAGTATCTCCAGGGTGAAATGAACTTGAGCCAGGCCAAATAGGTATGTTTGCCATAATTTATTTTTTAATTAGTTGCTACTGGTGCGTTAACTAATACATATTCAACATCTACACTACCAGTAAGAGCATAAACTGAAATGAATTCTATATCTTGTTCAAATATTCCATTAAATTTACTTCCTGAACAATTAGGACTTGAAAACATAATTGATGAAGTAGGTAAACATTCCATTGTCCAGTAACTTTTAGTTCCTGTTAATGAAAAATCATTTGTGTCTAATGTATAAACTAAATCATTAGTAGAATTACCTATATTAGCTTTTGCTACTGTTAAAGTATCACCTACAGCATATCCATTTCCTCCTGTTTGTATAGTTGCTTCTACAGGTCTTACTTCTAAATTACCTGCTACTAATGATGGTAAATCATTAGCTGCAGATGTTGCTAAATCAGCTGATGCTATTCTACCTTTATAATCACTACTAGCCCCACCAAATCCTAAACTTTGTAAAGTTGCTTCTGTAATAGTAAATTCTTGATTAGCTTGAAATTCTTTACCTACAGCATTTACTATTACTGTATTGATTACATTACCTGATGAGTTAACATTAACAGTTGCTCCTTGCCCTGTTGATGTAACAATAGGAATATTATTAACTGTTACGTTATTGTCTACTGTAGGAACTGTTACATTAGTTAATGTATTTCCTTTTATTAAATTACCATTAGATAAAGCGCCTTCTGGAATTCGTAATACTTCTCCTACTGCGTATCCTGAGCCTGAGGCTACAAATTCTAATTGTGTATATGTTGGTATTGAAGCGTCATTGCCTGCACCAGCTGTTACTGTTACAGAACCCGATGCACCTGTTCCTGTTCCATTAGTTGACACTAATCCTACAGTATAAGTACCTATTGCAGCTAAAGTTGTTGCTAATGGGGTTAAAGTTATTAATGGATCTGATTTTAAAGTTTCATCTGTAATTACTTGTAAAGTCATACCTGAACCACTACCATCAGTAGAAGTTGGTAAATTAGAATAAGTACCAGCTGTACCACCTGTTCCTCCACTTGTATATGATCCACTTAAATCTTTTCCTATTTCACCAGTTTCCGATTCACCATTTGAAGAAGTAAATGTTACTGCTAAACGATTAGTATCATCCATATTTGTTATTCTTCCGTAAGCTATACTATACGAAGGAAATAAAGCAGGACCTGGAACTGGTCCATTTGTGTTTATTAAATCTACATTTGTATCTGCTGGTACAGTAACAATTCTTCTATCGTAATTTGTTACATTAGGGATTCTATATAAGTTTTCATTTACAGTTCTTATACCATTAATCACATGATCTTCCTTAATAAATACTTTAAATTCAGATGGAGTTACAGTTGATGCCATAGGTTTTTGTTATAAATATTAAAAAGGGAATTAAATTATAAAAAAAAGCCCTGCTAATGCAGGGCTCTTTTAAAAATAATATACTAAATATTTTAATATAATTAAATATTAAATTGTATTTAAGTTTGAAATGTATATTCTTCCGTAGAATTCTGGTCTTAACATCTTCTTAGCATAACGAGTTAATAAACCTTTACGTGGAGTAAATGTTGTTGGATCGTATACCATTGGAGTCATGATAAGCGGAATGTATGGAGCAAATACTGCACCAGCTTCCAAGAATTGTCCACCTCTATATCCTAATAATATAGTATTATCAGTCATATATGGGTTTTTGTATACTTGGTATCTTCCGTTCATTGAACCAGCTTTCTGTACACCAAATGCATAGCTCATTTTAGCAGCATCACCATCTGAGTTACTAGCAAATCCTGGAATAGATTCGATAATAGTAGCTACTGATGGAGAACATACCATAAAGTTAGCACCACCTCTAAGAGTTCTTTGGTGGATGATGTTAGAAAGTTTCTGAACTTTAGTTCCTAATGTTTGGAACCATTGTCCTTGTGAGTTAAAGAATCCTAAAGCGTTATTAACAACACCATTTTCGTTAATGGCTAAGTTGTTTTGTGCACTCCAATACTCATCACCAGCACCAGCTGATTCGATTAGCATTGCAAGAATTTCTTGGTCTATTTCTAATGAAATATACTCACTCATAATTGAAGTTAGTTCAGCTTCTGCATCTAAAGAATGGTAAGCGTTTAAATCTTGAGCGAACTCAGGAGTCCAAACAGCTTTCAATTTTTTAGTTTTAGCAACGATAGCTTCACTTGACATTGCAACGTTGATTTCTGGAATTGCAATTGGTGTGTTATATAAAGCAGCACCTAAAGCAGCATTTCCATCTTCAAAATCACCTCTGTTATTATCAGAAGGTTGTAATGTTTGGATACATACAAATCCGTTAACTGTTGAGTTAACAACAGCACCCTTGATCACCGAGATCGCAGAGAACGGTGACGAGCGGTACACCGAGGCTTCTCAGGATCGGTTCAATAACTATTGTGATGAGGCCACGAGCATCATGGAGAGAA